CAAAGGGATGGCCCGCCCCTAACGCGATATCGCCGACGCGCATCGTGGCTGGCGGAATTCGGGAAAGCATCGAATCAAGCAGCCCGCGAATCGTGCGATGTCCGGTAGCCCTCAGCGCCCGCCGCGCCGTTTTCACGCTGTCGAATTCCGGGATTTCTGGCGGCGAGTATCCGAACCCGACAAGCTGGGCGTGAAGCAGATGGATGCACGTGACGCCTCTGGCGAAGTCGATTGGCTTGCCGCGGAAGCTGTCGGCAACCGCCTTGGTGACAGAGGCGCGCTCGTATGATTTTAGCGGGGCGATGCTAGCCATACATCTCCGCCATTTTCAGCTGGTAAGCGCTGCCGCCACCTTCGGTCACGCCCCCGCCACCCCCGCCACCAGCGAAGCCTCCGGTGTACGAGGCGGTCCCGCGCGGTGCCCCGACCACACCCCAGGCGACAACCGTTGGAACGCCGAGCGCATTGTCGAGCCCGGTCTCGGAGGCGTAGATACGTCGATGGAATTCCCCGGAGAGGACGTTGCCTTCCATCAAAAGGAAAAGGCGCTCGGCCCGAGATACGATATCGACTTCCAGCGCGCGCTTGCCCCGCGCCAGTTTGAGCCGAGTCACGTCAACTAGGCTGTCGAGCTGCAAATCTGGGTCGCCGACCAGTAACCCGGTATCGCGGTCAATCTCGCCAATCCACATGCGGATGCGGCTTCCTTGAAGGGCCGGTCCGTTGAAATCCTCAGGGTTTGCGTTTGCCGCTGGCGAGAACGTCAGCATGCCTGCTGGCGCTTCGTCGCCCACGCCTTCGCTGATCGTTTCGAAGCCCGAGAGGGCCCCGAACGTCAAATCCTTGGTGTTGTAGCGCTCGCTATCAAATACCAGCGTGCCCCCGTCGCACAGGCGCACGGTCCCGCCAGGGGCCTCCCATTTGAAGAACCCCGCGAGCATCGTCGGCGCGGGCATCTTTCAGCCCTTTTCCGTTATCGTAAAACTGAACGAAGTAGTGCGATCAACGCCGCGAGGGATGCTGAAGTCCCCCTCCATCCACCCCTCAAGCGCCGGGGTCGCGAGGTCGATAGCGTCGCCTTCCACAAGCGGTACGCGCAGGAGGTTTTGCAGGGTGAGTGTGGCCTCTCCAGCAGCATCAGCGATAACCTGCTCGCGAACCTGATCGAGATAGCGCTGACCGGCCACGATGTAATTCAGCCATTGCCCTTCGCGAATCGCATAATAGGGCGTCAGGCCAGTCAGGGGGAGCATGCGCCCGCCAGCAGTATCGGCCGCGACAACAGCCCCGCCCGGTGCGCCGACGGAAAACCCCGGCTGGTGGATACTAACAATCCCACCTTCCTTGAACGCCCGCGCGAGGCGAGCCGACCAACGCCTGCCATCGGGCTCTATGAGCATTGATGGCGTCTCAACCGGTGCCCCCCAACAATCTCCCAGTCTCTCGATCCGGTCTGTGACATTGTTGAGCGCCGAACGCAGCAGTCCTCCGGCACTAATGGCCGTTATGGCGTCTCCGCGGATTTTCAGTTCGGTCAGGTCAACGCTCATCCGAGGCGCTGCCGACCGCTGCGGCGGTTCGCGCGGGCGGATGCACCAACCACCTCGACAGAGACGTTGCCAGCGATCCCGGCAACCTTGGGTTCGAACAATTGCCCAGGGCCGACGACAAGCTGGACGATCGTCGGCTTTTGCGCAGCGCCGCTTCGCCCACTAGGATGGATATAGCCAGAGCGAGACGCCGTAAACATTTCAGGCCCCCGCTCTCCAACCATGTACGAGCGGCCAGCAGAGACCGGCCCACCCGCCGCGCGGAAGCCGCCAAAGCCACCTCCACCCCCACCAGAGAAGGCGTTGTAAATGCTGAGTCCGGCATCAACTGCCGTTGATAGAATGTCCAACCAGTCGCCGCTCTTGATCGCGCTGCTAAGGCTTTGAAGCGAGCCAGAAATGTCGTTGACAGTCCGCTCGAAGCTCTGGGCTAGATTGTCGTTGGCGGCCTCAGCCTTGCTCCATTGCGACTCCAGGTCGCCGACAACAGCCGAAGGGTCGCCGAACTGTACGCCCGCGAACCAGTCGCCCTTTTCATTGTTGAGACGGCGGATCGCCTCATCGCGGTCTGGAGAATTGCTGGAGCGAAGTTTTGCGAGCTCATCGGCGTAAGTTCGGGTAGCAACTCTTTCCGGGAACAGGCGGTCCATTATCGCCGCTACTTCGGGCTCCAGTTTGCGGAAAATAGTCGCGGTCTTATCGGCCGCGCTCTGGGCGACCTTCACCATATTGCCGTCTAGGCGAGCCATGTGGAACCCGATGGCGTCCACCATGTCGGGGATGTAGGAGTGACCGACCACTACATCGTCTAGCCACTTGAACTTATCGGCTACAGCCTGAATGCCGTTCTTGGCACCGTTCCAGATAGCGCCAAGCTTGTCACCCAACCAATTCTTGACGCCGTTGTAGAGCCGTTGAATTGCAGCGATGCCGTTTGTGACCATGGACGCGATTGCCTGATCAACATTTGAGGCCCATCGGGCGAGGTCATAGCTGTTGGCCGTCTCCCACGTCTTTTTTAGCCAAGCGCCAATGCTCTCGAATAGTTCGGCCCGAGTGGGAGTGCCCAACTTCTTATCGGCATTGTCAGCCCAATCGTTGACCGACTTGAAATAGCCCTGAATATCCAGCGAGGCCTTTTGCGTCCTAGTGGCAACACCGTCTATCCACGGACCGATTTTGTCCCAATTCTTCCAGGCGATCACCACTCCCGCCGCAGCAATGCCCAATGGGCCAAGGACGTTTGTAAGGGCTGGGATGCCGCCCGCCCCAGCCGCTACAGTCATGCGAGCTAGGACCGGCGACAGGATGCTCATCAAACTACCGAAACCAAACACAAGCGGGCCTACCGCTGCGGCTATTGCCGCGACACCGACAGCTACTTTTTGAGTAGTCGGCGACAGATTATTAAACCCGTCCAGCACCTTCGTGAGAAGCGCGGTGAACGGTGGAAGCACCTGGATTGCTATCGCCCCGAGCGTTTCCTGAAAGTTATCCCACGCCTGCTGCGCGTCGATTCCGGGGGTCGCAGCGCGCAGCGCGGCGGCCGATCCGTTATACTGCCTCTCCAGTTCTTTGAGGATTACCCCCTGCGCCCCAGCGGTGTCGCCGAGCTTAACCATGCTCGCGATCTGCGCCTTTTGGGTTTCGTCGAGCTTGACGCCTACTTTTTGGAGCGCTGTCACGCCTTTTACCGGGTCCTGAAGCGCCTTCGCGATCATAATCGTTGCGGATTGCAAATCCGCTCCGGTCTTCGCGGAGTAATTGACAATCGCCAGTTGGGCGCGGTCGAAGACTTCACCCGATACCTTACCAAAGGTGAGCAGGTTTGCCGTGACTTTTCGAAGAATCTCATCATCGTCTAGCGTCGAGAGCTTCATCAGCGCCTTTGCTTGCGCCTCCAGCTGGGGCAGCGTGCGCTCCGCCGCATCCCCCATGCTATCCAGCGAGGCCTTGACCTGACCAATTGCCTCCATGCTTTCTCGAGCAGCGGGGATCGACTTCGCCATCAACCCCACGAACGGAGCAGTGATGCCCAGCGTCATCGCCGTTCCGATTGACTTGAACTTGTCGGCTTGTCTCTGGAAGTCGCGCTGCGCCGCCTTCAACCGCTTCTGGGTATCGCCCAAGCCCTCTTGGAATGCGAGAGAGTCAAATCCAAGAACATATTTCAAAAAACCGAGTACAACTCCTTGGCCTTGCCCCTTTGCCATGGTATTACCTCGCTTGTTATCGCTCTACCCAAGCCCGTCCGGCTCGAATGTGACGCACCGTCTCGCGCGCGACCCCGAATAGCTCGCCCGCTTCACGATGGTTTAGAAATTTTGATCGCCTGATTTCGTCAACATCCTCCCACGACAACTTAGCGACTGGCGAGCGCTCTCCCCGCCGTGCTGTGCCGTGCGCTACCTTGTCGTCGTAGTTTTCTTTAGACGTTGCCCAGCGTAGGTTGTCCGCCCGGTTATTGAGCCTGTTGCCGTCACAGTGGGCAACTTCCATGCCCGGATCGCCGGCACCGTGAAATGTCTCACAGACCAAACGGTGAACCAGGAGGCGCTTTGCAACACCCTCTCGGCAAAGCGAGACCTGATAGTAAGCCTTTTCGGTTGCCTTGAGGCTCAACACCTTGCCGGGGAAGCGTCGCCTCGTTCCATCTGTCCGCGTGGTAACGCGATCAAGGGACCGTATCCGCCCTGCCGAACTCGCCTCATACAGATCAGCATAGCCCGGGATGGCCCGCCACACTTCGCCGACTAGGTCCATTGGCGTTTCGATGTTTGATCGCTTAGACGAAGTGCGACGGCACTTTTCGCAGATATAAATCGTGTGTATCGGCTGCTTAGCCATGCGATGCTAACTCCATCGTTTTGGTCAGGGTCGGGGAGGTGTTGGTAGCACCTGCTCGGCCCGCTTTATTACCCGCCCGCGGCGCTTTCCGCAAGACATTCGGTGGGCAATTTCCCCTTAAAAACCCGGCAGTTCCACAATGCTTGCTCCAAATCCGTGGATCGATTCAGCGTATAATCGAACACCTGAGCATCAACTTCCCGCTGAAGCATGGGCATTGCCGAAGCCTTATTTTTGGCGTCCGTCCACCCCATGACCTTGCACCATTCTTGGCCAACGCATTTAGCCTTCGCGTAATCCAGGTACTTTTCCGCAGGCATCGCCGGGTCAGCGAGCATCGCGTAGACTTGGCCCTTAGTGATTTTCTCGAATTTCGGTTCCGCGAATGTGGTCGTCTGGACCGGATCGCGTCCTACTGGGAATAGCCATGCGAGCACAGCGATCACCGCGATTGCCCCCAGCCAAATCTTTGCGTTTCTCGACATATGGCCCTCACTTTAGGCCATCATCCGCCGAGTCACTGCGCGAGGTCAATCCCCGCGACGACAAACCCTGTCGCCGTCGTACTGCCTCCAGCGCAATGCCATCCCATTTCGCACCATAGCGCAAGAAAGGTCAATCCCACTCGCCGTGCGGCACCATGCCGCGGTTCGCTGCCCCTTGCCGTTGCCCACAGACTGGCACCGCATAGGTGAGGCGGTTACGAGTACGTGACCTTCGCGAGAGAAGCCTCGCGGCGTACCCAGCAATCGGGCCAAGGCATCTCGGGCCTCTGTTGCGCCAGCGCGTGGGCACGGCTGGTTACTTCTGCACGTCCCATCGATCTCGCGGGCAGCGATGCCAGCCAATCGAATCTTAGGCCCCTCAGCGCACCAGATAGGGCCATCGCCGTCCCAAACCCGTGTTGGCGTACAGGTAAACGAGACCCCGGCGGCGACCACTTGGAGAAGTGCGAAGATCATTCCGCTAAGCTAACATCCGATTTGCCGCTAGTCACCTTGATATCCTGCTTCGCTTTCGCCCGGCGAAGCATCGCCAGCACCTCGCTTGAGCCGCCTTTCCGGGTCGACTTTGCGGAATCCAAATACTTTTCCAGCGGCTTCAGCGTCTTCTGGCGAGCCATCATTTCGGTTTGGTGCGCGAGGACGATAATCCGTTCCCGCTCGCCCTGTGCTCGTCCGCGCATGATGTTCCCGTAGGATCGGAATGTCTGCTTCCAGAAGGAGGCTGGATCTAAGCCCTGGCCGGCCCAGTCTTCTTGTGCCCGGTCCCAGTCCCACGCTGGGCCGGCGCGTTTCCCTCCGCACTCGGGTCGGCCTTAGGCATGGCCCCCTGCACGGCTTTCGCGATAGCTTCGCCGACCGCCTCGCCTTCGCCGAGCAGATTCAGCGCACGGCGAAGGGTCATATCGGGATGGCGGTCAAGCAACCCCCCATAGAGGATCGCGCCGAGATGCTTGAGCCGCGGGTTGGCCATCGCCTTGAGCAAGTCGTTGACCGGCATATCGGCCGCCTCTTCGGCCTCGGCGAACGCCGCGAAGTCCAGCACGATATGATAGGTCGTGCCGTCCTCCGCGAGGAATGACGCCTCGCCCCTGTGGATGTTGGCCATTATGCTGCGTAAGCCTCGATTTCGTCGATGGTCTGGACGAGGAAGGTAGCGGTCGCTTCCATCACGCCGTCGGGCGTGATCTCACCGGGCGAATAGCCGCTGACTTTGGCTGTGAGCTCGACCTGCGCGACCGGAACGCCGTTCTCCGGGAAGACCAGCTTCATGGGGCGATCGTCGCCTTCGTCGAGCGCATCGCGAAGCAGCGTGTCGGTCGTCGAAAGCGGGCGGAAATTGAACATCACCTCGAACTCGCTATCGGCATAAAACGTGCTAATATACTGGCGGCGCCAGCCCGGCGACTTGAGGTGCGTCGCGTCCGCCTTCTCGCGCTCATAGGTCGGGAGCCCGAAGCTCTTGACCTGGACGAGCTCATAAAGCGCCGTCCCGTTGTGCAACCACACTTCGCCCATGTAGCCAACGCTGGCTTCCTGAGTTTCGGCCATTTCTTTAGTCTCCTACATGCCAGATGATTAGATCCACCGACTGCCGGTGAATGAGAGTGCCGTTTTGGTCTTCGCCGAGGTCTCGCTGTCCCTCGATCGTGGCTTGCCCGAACTTCTTTCCCGCGAGGATGGTGGGTGGCTGAAGCGCGCCGATGCAAGCACGCGCGAGCGCCAGAGCGACCGCATAGGTTGCCGCCCAGCAATCGACTTGCACTCGCGTTGGTCGCGCCCCGTCCAGTCCTTTGAGGTGCTGCGGGCGAGGGTCCGAAATGGTCTGCAGAGTTACCGCCGGCAACGCCGATAGCTGAGGACGCTCAACCCAATAGATTCGCGAACCTGCGCTAGTCGCAGCCGCAATGAGCCGTGAGCGTACGCCCGCTTGGAAATCCGGCATTTGCTACCCCTTGGCCTTGGCGTCGCGCTTGGCTTTGCGGATCACGGTCGCGTCAACTTCGCCCTTCAGCTTCTCGCCAAAGGCCGCGAGCATTGCGTCCTTTTTCGAATCTACGGCTGGCCTGGCGAATGGCTCGGCCGGCATATGACTGTTGCCGAACTCGAGTTGGATCGAGGCGATATCCGCCGCGGTGACATTGATCTGCGGGCGGCCCTTCCTTGCCTTCTCGGGGCCGATTTCTATGCTTTCCCGTGTCGTTCCCGAAAGCACCGATACCCGCGCCTTCATCTCGTCGCGCAGGATGGTAGCAGGGACAGGCAAGGAGCGCTTGCCGACACCCCGCGCCATTGCCTTGGTCATCTCGTTTAACTGCCGGCTGGCCTCCCGGAAGCCCTCGACCCGAGATCCCTTGTAGGCCAAACTGCAAGCTCCCCGGTCCATGGAGAATTGGCATAATGAGCGACGAAAATCAGCAGACCGCCGATATTCTAGGGCGCATGATCGCCTTGGAATTGTTGATTACGAACTATCTGATAGACCACTGTAGCAACGCGCCCAGCGGCGACGTTCTGTCGTGCCTTAAGGCAACGAAAGCGGTTATGTTCCAGTCTTTACAAAACATCCGCAGACCGGTTGGTGATTTTGAAGACCAAGTTTGGGAGCAAGCTATTTCGTCGCTAGACAGGCTTTTCGCAAACGCCGCCGCTCGCGCCATTGATAATGGATGGACAGGCAGTTAAAGCGCCACGCCCGCGCTCTGGATTTTGACGTTCAGGACCGTGGTTGAAGTCGCCACACCGATGATCGTGGGATATTCGCCGGTGGTCAGATCGGCGCCGGGCTGGATGCCACCCGGGGTCTCTGAAAGGTAATAGGTCGCGCCCGCCGAAAGCGTCGCACCGATGGTAATGGGGCCGCTCTTGTGCACGGCGATCGGTTGACCGTCGGATGCTGCGTTGAGCGAGATGCCATCCACGGCGCGCACCGCGGCGGTGGCCGAGTTGCTGTCCGAAAGCTGGTACTTGCCAGCCGTGTCGAGATAGACAGCCTTGCCAGCGACAATCGTCGCACCAGCCTTGCCGTGTTCGATCTTTGCCCCGGTTCCGGAAATGACGGATGCGGGCGTGACGGTAATATCGGCCATGTTGTGCTCCTAGGTTGCCGGGCGCGCCGCGGTGATCCGGACGCCTTCGTTGAATCCAAGGTCGTTCGCCGCCTGGATGTCCCACGCCGGCCAATTGTCTGGGTCAGGATCGCTGACGGGATAGAGAACCTTGTCGGTCACGCTGATGGCGCGGGTTTTGGCGTTCGATAGAACCTCGAATGACGCTGCCTGCGAACCGCTTTCCTGCGCCGCTTCACGCTGCTCGCGTCCGCTGCCGTAGAAGATTGCCGCGTATTCGGTCGTCCAGATGCCTGGGCCGATGATGTCTTGGCCATAGTCGTCTTGCCCGGTGACAATCTGGCGCTGGATCATGATCTTGTGAGGCCGCTTGGCTTTCACAGTCCCGGACCTCGATAGCTATCCGCCAGCGCCATCGCAGCGGAGAAATTCGGGGCCTCGCGATTATCGAAAATCGCGGCGACGGCGACCTCTACCGCAGCGATCAGCGCCGGGGCTTCATTCTCAGCGTCCGTAAAGCCCGCAGTGAAGCTGACCCGCACCGAGCCGGGCAAGACGCTGGCATGGGGCCATGACGTGCCGATAGCGGCCTGCACCGCGCCGCCGCTCACCAGCCATTCCCCGTCCACCATGTCGGTATCGGTCCCGTCGGTAGCGTAATAGCTGACCCCTTCGACGCTTACGACCGGACCGATAGGAAGCCGGATACGAGAGCAGAAGCTGTCCTGCATCCATTGAAACGTGCGGCTCTGGAGAGAGCAGCCGCTATAGCGCTCGACGAAATCGATCGCCTGCAACCGCATCCGCGCAATATCGGCATCTTCGTCGGTGTTCAGCACGCGCACCCGTGCCTTGAGCAGATCGAGCGGCAGGATTGCTTCGCCGTCCGCCGGCTCAAGGGCGATGAGCATCAGGAAGCCGCGATAGCCGTGGTCTGCGCGCTGGTCGCAACGCCGGAGACGCCAGCGTTGGTCGCAATGACGGTGCAGGACATCAGCGCGCCGGCGTCAGGTGCCGCGAGAACCCGCGTCGCCGCGGTGGCGCCGATGATCGCCGAACCATCGCGCAGCCACTGGTAGGCGTAGGATGGCGACTTGCTCCATGTCCCCGAGGAACAGGTCAGAGTCTGTCCTACGGTCTTGGTCCCGGTGATGGCGGGCAAGACGGAGTTTGCGGGCAGCTTCGCCGCGGCGTCACCGCCGGCCGAGCGCGCATTTGCGCGAGCGTTGACTGAGCGGCCCATCGTTAAGCACTCTTCTTCGTAGTGGATTTGTTGGCGGGAGCCGCGCCGGCGTCCTTGTTCTGGGGCGCCAGTTCCGCTTTGCGGCGGCGCTTCCTGCCCGCTTCGCTCGAGTGGGGCTCGAAGACGCCCTGCTCAGCAGCGCGCATCTCTTCTTCCATCACATGCCGGACGCCGTACTCCGCCTGACCGTTCTGGATTTCATTCTCTGCCATCGGTGCCTCCTGTGAACCTTTCCGGAACGGTGCTCAGCGCCGCTCAAGAAAGGGGCGGAGCCGGAGCCCCGCCGCCTCCCGTGACGATTACGAAGTCAGGTCGGTGACCTGATCCGAGAAGTCACCCTTCACGAATGCAGTGGGGCGATAGACCGCAAGGGCCAGGCGCTCTTCTGCCAGGATCGTGACGAGGTTCTTCC